CCAGCATCAGTAGGAGTTTCAACTCTACCATATTGGTTTAGATAGATATTACCAATATCATCATGAATAGCAGAAACCAATAATAATTGTCTTTCTTTAGTATATCTCTTATCACGAATATAAGTGATATACTTCTTATATCTAACATTAGCTAAAGTAAAGGTATCAACAGCCATGAAAGGATCTGTTCTGGCATTATCATTAAAATCACCACTAATATCATCAACTGTTAAAACTCTATTACCTATAGACTCATTATAATCTTGAAGAATCTTAGAATCAAAAACTATTTCATCTGAAATGATTGATGAACCTATTTCTAAAGTTTTTTCCCTTACTAAATCAAAATCAAATACTGTATTTAAATCCATCACTGAAATTAAATCAGATATAATTTCAAATTTAGTTTCATCTTGAATTGTATTAAATCCTACATTTTGCTCATTTCTAATAATTAAATCGCTAAATTTTTTAAATCCTGCTGTATGGTTTAAAGTAGATACTGCTTCCTTCCATTTTTCATATTGAACTTCTGATTTTAATGAATATGAAAAATATTGATAATAATCACTATCAATAATTCTCTGTAAACTATTATTCAAAAATCCAATTTCATCTTTAAACCCTTCATCAACTAAAGAAGAAGATCCTACATTATATAAGGAATTATCACCTATAACTTCAGTTATAGTTCCTTTAGTTCCTGAAGATTCTCCTATAAAAATATCTCCTACCTCAAAATCTCGAATAGATGATACTCTTAAATATCCATAAGAATTATTCCAAGATTCTATAATTCCTCTCTTAGATCCTGCTACTGCAGTTTCACCTTTTTCAAATTCGTCAACTTTTAAAGAAATATCAAAAATTGGAAAATCTTCTTGTGCAGTAATTTTGGGAAATGAAAGAGATGATTGGAATGTACCAGGAATTTCTCCATCATTAATAAAATTAGATAAATTATATCTTACTGTTCCTAGAGTTCCTCCAATATTAGGATCTGTTGCTAAAATTTCAAATAAACTATATTCATAGTTTGAGCTATTATAACCCTTTCCAGTACTTCCAACACCTACATTAACTCCTTCTATCATTACCTTTTTACCCACTTCAAATGGATAATCTGCAGCATCACTAAAACTTGCGCCAATAGTTAATGTTACATCTTTTGTACCACTATTATAATCAATATTATTAATAGTAATTCCATTTGAATTACTAGTTGGAATTATAATAGGAGTAACATTATTTAAAGTTTTACTATTTCTCAATATACTAACTTGAGTATCACCTATTTCATAATCTAACTGTACATCACTAATTACCTTTTTAGTCAATCCATCAAGAAGAATTAAACCAGGAGATTCTAGATAATTTTTACCTACAGAAGTAATTCCAATAGTATCAAGAGAAGAAAGTAAATCTAATTTTATTAATTGAGGAATATTAGATTCAGGTCTAAGAGTATTATCTACTGGATAATCAAATCCAATATCCTGAATATTTGTTTTACTTATTCTACCTATAGAAGGACCCTTAGTTTCTAAAATTGCACCTTTTCCTTTAGCAGTTATTATAGTACTAATTCCTGGTAGAGTTTTATATTGAAATCCCTTATTATCAACCAAAATATTTGATATAGGACCTTCAGTATTATTAGAATTTGTAATATAAGAAAATACTCCATCAGAAGATGTATATTCTAATTTTTGAGGAGTATTAGGGAATACAAAAGAAAATGTAGTAGATCCAACTCCCACTATTCTATGAGTACCTAAAAGAGGATTATAAGAGAAATTTGCAGCATTCGAATTTTTAATATTATCATTATCTCTAATAATTTCCAACTTAACTGATGAATTTAATTGCTCATTTATTGGAGTTAAATTATAATACAATGTTTTATCGATTTCTTTAACATTCTTGACCGTAACATTAGCAGTAGCATCGATACCAATCCCCCCGGATTTGGTAACATTAAAATCACCACTTTCTCCTGAAGTATAAAATGGATTATTAAGATTAGGATCACTGTAAAGATTAAAATCAAATGCACTATACGAAACTCCACCATCAATAAATGCTAAAGAAGAATCAGAAAGATCAAAATATACTTTTAAATTTTTCTCTAATTTTATAGAAGGATTTATTGGTGAAATAGTTCCAGCAGAAGCACTAGTAATATTAATTTCTTTTGGTTCTAAATGTATAGAATCATAGAAGGAATTGGATAATTTAATAGTATTAACATCTATTACAATAACATAATATATTTGATTATCAGATAATCCACCAGAAGAAGTAGTAGCAGTATAAATTACTTTTTGCCCATTACTATAACCATGCCTAGCAATAGTAATAGTATTATTACCAACATTAACATCTCCAGATGCAAAAGTCCTTTTATCTATTACCAATCTTCTATTATAATCATTATATGCAACTTTTACAGTAGTGGTTATTCCTGGTCTAATATCTAAAGAAATATCATCATTAGATTTAAGTCCATGAGTAGAAGCAGTAGATACTGTTACTAATGACCTACTTATTGATCCAGTTAATGTATTATTAAAATTAGTCTTAAGACTATGATATACTCCAGTTCCTATTCCCGTAAAATATAAAGTACTTACAGTAAGGTTCCCCTGCATAATGCCTTGTATCATTCCAGTAGCACCCAATCCAACTCTTTGAGTAGCAATTCCAATTACATTATTGGACTCTTTATATGCATAAAGAGTCTGTTCATTATCAAGAGTGAAATCCATGATTCCATCAGTAGAAACTCCAAGTGCAGTTCCACCATTTGTTTTATATGTTAAAATATCTCCAGTTTCTAATCCATGATCTTTAAAATAAATAGATTTGGTAGAAATGAAAATTTCTGATAATCCTGCTCCAGGATTAACAAATACTAAAGTAGATCCTATACCAACTCCAGCAAGAGTTCCTAACCCAACAGATTCTTTAGGATTAAAATATAACTCCTTATTAAGTCTTATATTAGAATTTTCTAATTTTGATTGGACATTAAAATAAAAATTTCTAGGATTTTGAGAAACAAGACTATTAGCAGTATGAGCTAAACCTAGAGTTGAATCATATTTTCTTAATACCCTAACTCTAGATAACTCGGGATCAACGTTTAATATTTGCACCTTTTCAGTTCCTATTCCTAATATATCATTTTCTTTTATATTAGAAACTTTATCAAAATCAAAATAAGTTACAATACCAGTAACAGAATCAGCACCTACAGCTTTCCATAATTTAAAAGTATTTGTTGTTATTCCTATTTGTATAGTAGAATTATTACGTATTCCAGAAGTACTCAATCCTGCAACATATACTAAATCATCTAGATATAAACCATGAGGATTGGTAGTATATCCTACAAATTGACCGAAAGACTTCCCTAATATAAATTCAACATTAGAATGCTCGGTATAAGCAACACTAACTTGATTTATAGTTCTACCACTAATATTATTAACGATAGCTTTAGCACCATAACCACTAGAACCAACATCATCTAATACTATTTCATCCCTAACTTTATATCCAGATCCTCCTGTAGTAATTCCAATTTCACTTATTTCACCCGAGGTTATAGATGTAATATAAGTTTTTTGCTTATGAATATTATTAGGATTTATTAAGAAATCATATGAACTATCATTAAGAAGAAAATTATAAGGAGTAGTATTTCTAACTAACTTTGTATTATTAAAATTGACTAAATCTTGATTAGATTTATAATCAAAATTATATTCTATGGGTTTATGTTTAAAAGAATTACCTATAATATAAGGAAATACAGGTTTTCTATAATTTTTAAATGCTCCTGTAGAATCCCTATCACCAGAATTAATAGTAGCAAAATAAGCATAAATTCCATTAGGATATTCTGGGGTTTTACAGAATCTTCCATTATGCTCATCTAAATCTGAACCATCTGTATAAGTATAATCTTCAACAAAAAATCCGTTAGAATATATTTGCTCTCCTCCAGATGTAAGAGGGTTAGGTCTATAAGTTGATATAGCAACAGAATATCCAGGTTGAATAATTTTAATAGGACCACCTGAATTAGTCTCATATCCATATGGACCATAAATTGGAGCTCCATCATAAGCCCATCCAATTATTGGAGAATGAGTAAATGATACTTGCTCAATATCATTTTTTAGAGAGAGATCTGGAATGAATACTTCCCTATCTCCCACTGATTTTTTAACATAAACAGTTTGTCTTAACTTTCTAGGAGCATATAAATGAGAATATTCAAGACCATAATCTTCATTTAATCCAGTGCTTACAATTCCATCATCAGTAGTAATTTGATCATTTTGAATTAATCTTTCTACGCTATTAATAGTCCATGTTTTAGGGTTAGAATAAAAACTAGCTCCATCACCATTAGATATTACTTCTACAGAAGCTTTTGTGGAAGTATATCCAATACCACTATTAATTACTTTAACAGAATCTATAGATCCACTTTTTAAAATAGGAATAATCTTACTTCCTTGCCCAGTTCCTACTACTTTTAAATCAGGAGGAGAATTATATTCAGACCCACCATTCAATACTATAACTTCTGATAATTTACCATCAACACTTATTATAGGAATTAACTGAGCTTCTTTACCTTTTTTTGCTGTAAAAAGGGGTTGTTTATTATAATTGATTATATCTACAGATCCATATCCATCTCCACCATCAGCAATATATACTGATTTAATAGAACCCCTTACTATAGGTCTTAAAGATGCATTAAAATTCTGCCCAGAAAGTGTAGATACTCCTATATGACCTGTTAATGATACTTCTATTGGAGGATAATTAAATTCGTTAATTCCTACACCACCAGAAAGTAAATTAACATATTCCTTATTTTTAATATAGAAATTAGCTGCAGTAGATCCTACTCCAACAGCAGATAACTTAAATGAACCACTATCTACTACTGTTACATAATAATTTGTTAATGTTGTTAATCCAATGATAGAAGTTGTACTATTATCATATCTTATCAACTCACCAGTCTTATATCCATGATTAGATATATTAATAATATTAGTAGAAGTATTAATACCTGAAGAAGGAGTGGAAGTTAATCTATTAGTATAACCAGAACCAGAACTTCCAATACTTATAGAACTAACTACTCTCTTTTTATTAGTACATTTTAATTCCTGAATACCTACTCCATACCCAGTAAGTCCAATACTAGAAACTCCTGCAATAGCATCGGAATAATTAAGATGTAATGAAACAGTAGATGCATCTTTAGTAGCACAAAAATACTGAGCATTGGTAGTTAATCCAGCAATTGCTGTTTGAGTGTCTGTAATATAAGTTACTAATTCACCATCTCTAAACTTATGATAAGTTGAGAATCCAATAGTATTATTAGTAAGATTAACATACCCACCAGTTTCAGTGGAACTAAATGTTAAAGAATGATCTTTTAAAATTAAATTAGCATATGCAATACACCCAGAACCATTTCCTCCAGTTATTTTTATAGTGGGAGCAGAAAGATAATCAAATCCTTCATCAACAACATCAATTCTTTCTACAGAACCTTGAACTTCGCAATAAGCAGATACACCCGCACCAGTTGGATCTGAAGTTGATAAAATAGGAGGATTTATAACATCATAATTATCTCCTTCATTTGTAACTGAAATTTTTTCTATTTGTCCATAATAGACTACATCATTAGACTTATAATTAAGTATTTCAACCCCATTTACTAAAATTCCAGTTTTTCCAGGAAGAGTATTCTGATTAGAAAGGGATGCAATAGGATCTTGAATTTTTCTTATTAATTTTTGAGATTGTATTGATTTTTGAGTAAACCTAGAAAGTTCAAATTTATTATTAGTTACAGTTCCACTAAAAGAAACATATATCTCGTTAAAAATATTAGCACTACTCTTAGAAAGCTTAATAGTGTTAATATCTACTTTTTTAATAAAATATTCAGATTCTAGAATATCTAACTTATTATCACCTTCTCCGCCTACGTAAATTACTCTTTCTCCTGTCAATAATCCATGATTAGGTATAATTATCTCGGTACTCTCTTCAAAAGAACCAGAAAATATAATATCAGTTTCTCTAATATCTAATGCATCATTAAAATAACTTGGAAGTGAAGGAGAAGTAATATATACATCATTTCCATCTAAATAAGAATTTTGAACATTAGTAGTGTAAATATTAGTACTAGGATAATTAGATAAATTAGCTTTAGATAATAATCTTTGAATTTTGTAAGATGTATTAGGATTTAATTCACCAGATCCCCTAATTAAAATTTCCTTAGAGCTAACTAAAGATATAATTTCACAAGAAAGTTTATTAATTAAAGCATTATCACCTACAATAAAATTATGACTATCTAAAAGGTTTAATTTATATGTAAAGTTTGCTTCATCAATTAATTCAATAGATTCTACATTATAAGTAACAGAAATATTAGTAAATAAATTTTTAGTTACTTCACTCTTGGAAATGGAACCTAACCCTTTAGGCTCAATAATATTTCCTTCTTCATTATAATAACTACCATCAAATTCTAAATTTAAATTTGATAAAACACCTGTTACTCTAACTTTTACTACATTAGCTGTTCCTACTCCAGAATATCCATAAGCATAAGTATCTAATCTTAAATTTTGAGATGGTAAAATGCTATTAATTATTCCAGAACATCCATAAAATTGATTTAAAGATTTTGAAGTGTATGTTATACTATTATCTTCTTCTGATATTAAAATTCCTGTTGTACCAAACCCAACTGTAGAATCTACAGTTATAACTGTAGATCCTATAGAAATAGAATCTACAGACTTAGTGATAGGATGAATAGAAAATTCTCCACTTAGTCTATCTAAATTTTGACTATAATCTAAGTTTAATCTATAATATGTTTTTTCACCTCTTATAAACTTTTCTACGTTACTAATAGCCGCAGTAGCTTTAGGAAATCCATAAATATTATCTTGAAATAAATTCCTATTAATAAGATCTGATGGATCTCCTTCAATAGATTCTACTACTAATTGCCTAGAAACTCTATAATCAGCATTTGAAGGTATAAAGAGATAATCCCTTGGTTTAATTACTTCTACATCTTTTCCATATAAAGCACGGAATAAAATTTCAAAAGATTGATCTGTACCTTTAGAAGAATAAAAATCTTTCGACTGTTTAATAAATAACCTTTTATTAATATCATCAGATAATTTCCTTTCTTCAAAACCTGGAGTTATTTGCCTTTTAACCTTTTTAAAAAATTCTTGTAAAAAACGAATACTTAAATTATTAACTACTGATCCAGAAGAATGAGTAGAAATTCCCGATTGAGAGAAAATAAGCTCATCAGGCTTAGTAGGACTTCTATAAGAAGTAATACCACTAAATCCTCTAGCACACCCAGTAAAAGAATTAGTAGTAATACCTGTATATGTAATAACCTCAGAATCTATTTCAATTAATCCATAAGAATCTGGAAATCCAGTAGTAGAGTCTACTTTTATAATATTATCAGAAATTTCTACATAATCAGAAAGAGATGTAGAATCTATAAGATCTACTAATTCATCAATTTTTACATATTGGTCAATATTTTGCAAAATATCAAGAGTAGATCCTTGATTTTCTATAGCAGTGTAATATTGTGCTAAAAAATCAGCAGCAAGAGGAAAATCCCCCCTTACAAAATCAGGAAGTTGATTTTTAACGACTGAACTAATTTTGACTCTTGTATTTTCGGGCATTATTTTATAATGGTGTTAATTTCCTGCTAGGAGAGTTGTTAATAAAGAACTGTAGTAGGAGATCCTAAAGTGTATGTATCTGAGGAGGTGAGGGATGTATTTGCAGTCTCACTCTCAGTCAATCTAGCTATATCACCAACCATGTAACTGGAAGTTGCTGTATAAAGAGTTCCTGAAGAATTCTCACCAGAAATAACCGAATCAGCAACCATATCTATGGTGCTGTTATTAATATCTAATTGTAAATAAAGATCTTGCAACCCAATGACATCATTAGATTTGGGGCAAGCTGAAACTTCTATAATTGGTATTTCTTGAACATTTTTAGATGTTCCAATAATATTAATAGGATTTAATAAAATTTCAGCTTTTTCATAATCAATAGTACCCACTCCACTACTTACAATTGTAGGATTATTTCTAGATGTTAATTTAAATAAGAATAATGTACCAGTTTTTCTATTATCATTAGGTTTATCTGACAAATAAAGAGTTTCATTAACTCCGGATATATGGAAACCTGATGATTTGATATTATAACCATTATTATTTTTTATATAAAATGGATTACCAAAGCAAAGTTCATATTCTGCAGTTTGATTTAATAAAGGTTTCATATCTCTACGTATTTCTATTTTAGTGATATTAGAAGTTATTGAACTATTACTATTATCTACTACTCCTTGAAATTTACTATATTTAAATTTAGCTCCATATTTATTCATTTCTGTAGAATCTGCATATTTGCTAATATTATTAGATATCACTGTTTTAACAGAATCTGAATTTGCAGCTAAACTAGGGTTATAATAGGCATTAATATGAGTTTCTACATACAAATACTTCAAATCTAATATTTGAGTAACAATTCCAGCAACTGAATATTTTCTTAATTTGGAATTAAGGTTATTTTTGATAGAATCTGGCACATAAGGACCATAAAATGGTTTTATAGTGATAAAAACCTTTCCGTATTGAGGTGGACTCAAATCTTCACCTCCAAAAACAGAAACAGACTCAGTTTCTGGGTAAATTTTAGGAATTAATGCCTCATAATCACCTGATGTAACAGCTCTATTGTAAGCAGAATAAATTTTTGGAGCATAACGCTTAATTGAATCCACAGATTCAATTTCTTTACCTCCCATAGATCCATTTACAGTAGTAATTACTGAAATTCCCTTACTTACAAGGTTATTGTTATTATCTACTATTCTTCCATTAAAAGTAAATGATGAAATATTATTTCCTGCAGCTCCGCTAGTAGTAATATAAGAAACTTCAATAAAATTAAGTGATTCTAGTGCTTCTCCAAACACTCCATCACCAAAAATCATCTCATATCTCTGATCATCAATTTCTTGAAGAAAATATACCCTAGAAGAGGAAGTAACTTCTATTAAAGTATCAGAAAATACAAATTTTTTGGAAGATGTACTTGATTGAGTGTCCCTAACTAACACTTCTAAGGTAGAAGTATCAATATTTGAGTTCTGTAAGATATATTTTGTAGGTGGAGCAGGGTTTTGTGCAGAAACAGTGAAGTTTGAGGTTAAAAATGACCCTTCATATATCTCAACATTACTAAAAGTAGCAATTCCATCCACAACAGGGGTAGTAACATCACTAGGAATAGCAAAAGCATAACTTTCTGACCCTAATGTAGCAGAGGAGGTAGCAATAATACCCTTTTTAAGAGTTAAATTGATTGGTTTTGTTGTAAATCCACTAGTATCTACAAAAAATGAAATTATTGCTTTTGCTGAAGTGGTAGATCTGGGTGTATATCCAATATTTCTTGCTAATGATACTACATTTTCCCTTAAAGTAGCACTATCAATGAATACTTCATTACTAACCATGTTAGCATTGTAAGAATTGATGTAAGTATTGTATGCTAATACATCAATTATACTAGAAAGGTTAGAACCTTCAAAGTCGTAATCTGTAAAATTAGAATTTGCTCTTAAATAATCTTTAAGAGAAGTCTTTATTTGATCAAAATCTAGATCTGTAAAATTTACTAGTGCCATTTATCTAGTTGACTGAAGTGCAAATGCTAATTGTTGAGGAAGAGCATCAATTCCTATTATATTATATTTAATAACTACGTCAAAAGCATTGCCGTCAAAGTCAGGAACAGCATCGACTGCAATTAAATCGACTCTAGGTTCATAATTATCAATGGTATCTTTAATTTCATCCTTAAGATCATCAGCAGTAGTCTGATCCATGTTATCAAATAACAATTCATAGACCCTAGAACCTAAATTTGGATTAAAAAATTTTTCTCCTGGTCTAGTAATCACTAGATTCCTTACGGAACGGGCAATTGCAGTCTCATTTTTAGTAGCAATTAAATCCGAATTGATGGGATTGACTTTAAAAGACATACTAATGTCCTTAAATCCCCTACTGATCCTTTCTACAGGCATGAAACAACGGTAAATATAAGTTATTTATCATAGAAAAAGGGACCCTCTAGGTCCCTTATACTATTTGCCTTGTCCCCTATACCTTTTCTTAGGTTTATTAGCACTAGTGGCAGCATACTTAGTATGTTTACCTTTACCTTGATAGGTCTTCTTAGGTATTGACTCTACGAAATCATTACCTGAGATGGATGTTCTTACTGGCATGTTACTCCTCCAATTCTT